GGAACTAACTTGTTCGTGAGTGCTTGATCGATCCGCATAGTTTTGATCTGGCCCTGGGCCGTCTCGAGATCCGCTTTACGGGATTCCGCGAGTGTCTCGAATTCCTTGTTATCCTCGAGTCGTTTCTGTTCTGCCGCGTCGGCCGCATCCTTGAGCTTTTTAGCCTCGGCTGCTTGGTCGCGGAGTTCTTTCACGCGTGGGAGGTTCCAGAGATTCGGGTTCTCTAAAACTTGCTGGAGCTGTTCCCCTGATAGATTTTTGAGGTCTACCTGGCCCTCTGGTGGCGTTGCTGGCGGTGTGGCCGGCGGCGTTCCCGTTGGATCCGCTGGGGGTGTCCCCGTTGGTGGTGTTGCTCCTGGATTTGTTGGTTGTATAGGTTCTGGCATTTGATCTCCCTCCGTTTTTTACGCGGTCCGTGTCCGCTATTGGATCGTTACTTATTACGCTTGCTATTATTGTGGATAACGTGTGGATAAGTCAAGGGGGTTATGCTTTGGCCCGATCGGGGACCGGCTGTTGGAGGTTGCGCTGTCGGAATCTCAGATCGTCGGCTTTGCGCTCCTCCGGGCTCATTTTGAGATACGGGTTATCGTATACCTCGGTCTTTTTGGCGAGCTTTGGATCGATCACGTTCGCGGCATGCTCACAGTTCGGATGGAATAGGCCGTCATTCGTCGCCTCGGCGAGTGTCGGATAGCCCGGAGTCTGGCCGGTAAGTGATACGATGCGCCCCTCCCACCTTGCACAGGCGAGATGCTTTGAACCGTGGTTCGAGATCTGCACGAGATCATAGCCGTATTGGACCATTTTATTTGCGAGCCCCTGATTACGAGCCTCGACGGCTTTCGTTCGAGTGAGCATGGCCGTATAGCGATCGAACGTCCACTCTCGGCCGGCCTTATCCTTGAGCGCTGCGATCCCGCGGTCCTCGAGCTGTTGCTTTAATGCGGCGCTGATCGTTTTTCGAGTCTCCGCGGTGAGCTTGCCCTCGGCTAGTGTCATCGTGAGTTGTTTGCGAGTGGTTTCCCCGATGATGTTCGATACGTTCCTGGAGATCCCAGTGATGCCCTCATAAATAGCGCCGGCTGTCTCATCGACGAGCGCCTGGATGGCCGCTGCATTGATTACGGCGGATCCGGAGGATGATAAGTCGACTCCGAGTTTCCGGAGATCCTGGAGGGCAATAGCGGCCCCGTCATTGTAGTATTTCGGGATCTCTGTTTTGACGAACTTTTCCACATCGACGCCGAGTTTTTCGAGCTCGAGATTTACGCGGACCATCAATTTAGCCCGGGAGATCTTGCCGGACTCACTCGCATCGATAATTTCCTGGGATATCGTTTTGAACGTCTTTTTATAGAGCTCGATAAGAGCATTAATCTTTTGATCCCTGATCTTTACAGGTCCGCGATCTGCCATAGGTTAAGCCCCCGGAGTTGGCGGTGTTGGTGGATTAGGATCGTTCGGATTCGGTGGCGTTGGTGGAGTAGGGGGATTCGGAGTGCCGCCAGGGTTGCCGAGATCTGGCAATTTAGGGCCCGATTCCGCGTCGATCTCCTCGACCTTTTTACGAGCCTCCTCTGGAGTGATATCGTCCAGGCGAGCGATCTCATCTGCTCGAGATGAAATGCCGGCATCGATGCGCTTTGTAGCGTTATCGACCTGTTCCGTTTCGTCGTTGATAACGCCGTCGCCCCATTGAATTTTCGGACGTTCGGCCTTTGATGGTTTCACGCCATCGATTGAGATATTCCATTTAATAGCGAGCTCCTGGGCTGTTTGGAGCATTTCCTTGATAGCGAGATCATAATACGAGATCTTTCGGTTACGCTTGCGGATTGTAGCGAGGAGCTTAAACTTGAGCGCGCGGCCGGATTCTGCCTGGCCGTTTTTGTCGGCGCCCATTGTAGCCGGTGCGATCTCGGAGAACATAAATAGCATCTCGACGAGCTTTTCGATCTCGGTAAATGCCGAGTCGAGATTCGCGTTCCAGACGATATATTCTGGCTTGTTGAATCCGGGGTTTTCGTTATCCACCTCGAACATGCCGAGTGATTCCTTTTTGACCTTGCCCTCCTCATCGATGACTCCAGGAGGGACCGCGAGGATCGGGTCCGAGTGCTTATCGAGGATATTATCGGTCTTTGTGAGTCGGTTATTCAATGCAAAAAACAGGGACTCGAGATCTTTATAGTCTGATGGTCCCCAGAACTTGCCGTCCCGGTAGTTTGGGATAGCGAATACGAGAGAGCGGTTGACGAGTGTCTTTTCGACCGGCATAAATCCGAAATCCTCCGGCATCTCGGCCGAAATGATTTTCCCTTGCTTTGGATCATACTCGAATACCTCATGCACGATCTGGCCCGGCTGATGCGTTTCCTTGTGGAGATACGTTTTGCCGTTCTGGGCGAATGTCGTCGCGATGATGTCCTGAGTGGTTACATTGCGAGCTGCCTTATTGTCGAACTGTGGATAATAAATTTGTGCGCCCACTTGCTCGATAATGATCTCCGGCTTTGCGTCCGGGTTGAGCGGGTTGCGCTTGCCGATTCGCATTTTGAACACGTCGAATCCGCGGCGGGAGTTGATGATCGATGACTCGTAGAGCTGATTAATGAGATCATTCTGATGGACCAGGCCATCGACGAACTTTTGCGCGTTATCATCCTCGAGATCGATCGTGAGTGCCTCGCCGAATAGCATGTCGGCGACAACACGGCTCATCAGGCCGGCGAAATTGGCTACGATATAACGGAGCTTTTTATACTGTTCTGAGAACTCCCCGGGAGCGCGGACTGAGAATGCCTCATAGTGCTCTCCCTCATACAGATCGTCATAGTGCTTATAACGCTCGAGGCGGGCCTTGTCTATCTGTTTAGGGAATACTAGCGGATTATCGTCTTGCATAGATTTATAATATCACTTTTCCGCTTTTGCTTGCCCATACTTGACATATTGTGTGATTTGTGCTAATATGTACCTATGAATAACGAAACAAAAACATTTATTATTTGCCGGGATGGCCGAGTGGATCTCATCGCCACCTATACCCCTATCATAAAGCAAAAAGCGCTAAATCGTCTCGCTGAAATAGGGAATCGGATCGATAACTTTTTCGTAAATCACTAGAAATATATCATTTGTGATAATCAATCTCCCGGGGATTTTATATAACCCCGGGATTTTTGGTACTCTCGCCCATTATCACGCCCCGCAATATATCACGAGGTCTATAATCCCCCAGGCTTTGCGGCGAACGTGCGGCGCTTGCCCCGGCTCTTGTCCTTGTATTTGATCATCTGGATCGCGATCATGTCGGCGAATAGCATGTCGTCATGTTTCCCTGTGGCGTGTTCCCTTTTGCCGCCCTCTTTTTTGACGAACGTCTGCATCTCTTTAAGCGTCCGGGCGCTGAGATCCTGGAGCGTCTCCTCCTCGAAATGCATGATAAAATCGTCGATCATGATATCGCGTGATTTGCCGGTCGTGGACCACCCGATTTTCTTAGTCTTAGTCTGGCGCTTTTCGTCCACCTTTACCGTTACGAATATATTCGAGTAGATCGCGGATAGCGCTAGGATCGTGGAGAGCATGTTATTTTCGACGCCGGCGAATGCATCGTTATAGTGCTCGGCTGCCTCTTTTGAGAGTTGGGCCAGGATATCCGGGCGTAATGATCCGGACCATTCGGCGCATTTGCGATAATCCTCATCCCAGATCGCCAGGCCGGCCGGGTCCCCATTGGATCCGCCATCCGACGGGTCGACGCCCATACCATAGAATTTGCCAGGCTCCGGCTTGTGGAAAATCTTTAATGTTTCACCCTTGAGACGCTTATCCTCGAACTTGAGCTCCTCGATCACTTTCGGCGGGGTATAGAGTGCGAGGATATCAGAATCGAACACATTTCCGAGGCCCGACTGGAACGCCTCGAGGACCGTTGACGGGTACTCCTGGCGCATGAGTTGGAGCCCGGTAAGCCCCACCTTGTCATCGCTCGCCCTGGCCGCCTTTTCGAGATCCTTTTGCTTCCAGTTGTACCAGAGGATCTGGCCGTCTGTGAGGTGTTTCCCGTAATTATCGAATACGAGCTTATCCAGGACCTCATCGGCCGCGCTGCGCGTTGCTATGGTCCCAGGGAGTGTATATTGTGGGTCCTCATGCCAGGCGTAAAAAAGCGCGAGCGTTGCCAGGAGATCGTCGGACGGGTTATCGAAATCCTCAGTAAATGCATCGTAGTATTCATTAAAGCCGTTCGCGGTTGTCTCCTCCGTAATACGGCCAGTCATCGGGACCGCCTGTTTTGATCCGGCCTCGAGCTCCCGGGACTTTTCTCCCTCGATATACGCGCGCTCGGTAATGTGGAGGCTCTGGACCGTTCCACCACGGAGCGTCAATGAGACATAGATTTCGGAGTCCAGGGGCTCACCATCGAACGTATGCTCGAATTTAAGCATGCGGAGCGTGTTCCGTTGCGTCTTAGGCTTGATCGACTCTGGGAGGTTCTCATAAGCACGATCCACGATCTCGAATATCTTGTCGAGCGTTTCCCGTTCGTGAGCGATGATCGCGCTTGAGTGTCCCGGAGTCCAGAGGGCATCATCCAGGTATAGAATGCAAAATAAAGTCGTTACGCCACCCTGGCGATATTTCAGGATCCTGGCCCGGAGGCGCGAACCTAAAGCCGCCAGGATCATAAGTTGGACCCTGGACGGCTTGAATGTTACGAGGCGGCCTTGTTTATCGAGGATCTTATAGAGATGAGTTAGCCGCCACCACTTATTCCGTAGTCGGGGATCCCGGCTTGCTATCATCCGAGGCCTCCGTCTCTTTTGGCGCATCCGCTGCGGCGAGCGCTGCGGCGGCCTCATCGGCTACCTTGTCGCGATCGTCCACCTGATCATCGAGATCGTCGAGCTCAGATTCCACGCTGCGGACATTTGAATCGACGACGGACTTATCCACCCATCCGAAATTATTCGTGAGGTTGAATTTGATTCCGGCTGCGACTCCGTTCCGGTGGAGAGCGCGCTCGTTATATTCCTCGACCCGCTGATAAGCATCCTCTATCGCGTCGATCAATTCTTGACGTACCTCTGGAGATATTTCATCGGTGTAGTGAGTCGGATCCTTGTAGTTGACGAGTGTCGCCCTGGAGACTTTTAGATCACGAGCGAGGCCGGTTATTGTGTACGGAATTTGCTCCGTCATCGTTTCCCGGTGTTTCCAGATTGTCTCACCCCGATCGTTATAGCCGCTCTCGAGCTGTTTCGATACGATGTGAGGATCGCAATTATCGAAATAGTTCTGGATCCGCATTCGGAGATCGTTTGGATCTGTGAATACGAACGGCCGGCCCGATCGTGGGGCCGAGAGGTCCGGAGTGTTCTCCGGCTCTGGTGTTTGATTGTCTGGTGCTTTGGATGGCTCGCTCATGTTACCCCTTTTCCGTTTTTAACGCGGTATCGTCTCCGCTAATAGGTTGCTATGAGGCCATTATAGCACTAGCGACATTTCGCGCATGTTCCGGACACAATATTTTTTCGCGTTTGAATTTCTTTACCTCCTCGAGTAGTGGCCCTCGGAGTTCGGTTTTAGGATGCGGATCGAACATATCGATATTGACGAGAAATTCCCGTCTCTCGGTAACGCCGTTCTCGCATCCCTCCGCCTGGCATTTGCCGCGCTTAGTGATAATCACCGGGCGATCCTATTCCTCGGACGCTGCGACTATGGCTTGCTGCACGAGACGGCCATAGGCTGCATCTGCTGAGGTTTTGTGCTCATATCCACGGCTAATCGATACCCATCGCTTGCGGAGCGTCTCCTGGCGGTGTTCCTGGATGATATATTCGCCGTATTGATTCCGGTGTACTCGCATCTCCGGAATAGTTACTGTGATTTGCTTGCTTGCCATGATGGCATCCCCTCTCTCTGAGCCTTTATTAAAATGGACTGTCGTCGCCTGGCTCGGGCGTCGGATCCGGACGTTTTAATTCATACTGCGGCGGCGCATAGTTCGGCTTAGGGAGCGCCAGATATTCGTCGATGATTTGCTTAGCATGATCGAATCCCTCGGCGAACTCTGCAACGAATCCCATTTGTCGTAATGATAACAACATGAGCGCCTGTTCCTGGATGTGCTCGTTTTTGTACGTTTTGCCGTCGGCCTTGAATAGCTGTTTATTATCACGCTTGAGCTCTAAATAGAGCCCGTGGAACCCGGCCCGGGGAGCGATGATCTCCATGTCCGGGCGGGCCCTGTGGCTGTTTAAACGCTTAATCCTAGCCTGATCGGTAACGTGTCGCTTTCGACCATCCTCGGCGTTGCTCCAGAACAGGACGTCCCTATACTGGAGCTTTAAATAGTCCGCTACGTTTTGATGGACCTGAGCCTCGGTGATCCCCGGCATTATTTCGACTCCGGTACATCCACGACTAGCGCGCCCATTGTGGCGGCCGTTGCTGCGATTGATACTGAATTCATAATCGCCTCACGCGTTACCCGGACCGGATCGATTACGCCGGCCGCTTTGAGATCGATCAGTTCGGCGTCGCTTGGATGATTGACATCGATTCCCATTCCCTTAGCAAGCGAGACTCGAGCTACCTCTGCGGCGCCATTGATGCCTGAGTTATCCATCAGGACCATAAACGGAATCCCGAGGGCCATCTTGAGGATCTGAGCGCCTCTAGTGGCCGAATCCATATCAGTTGCGACATTGAGTAATGTTACGCCGCCACCCGGGACGATTCCCTCTGCGAGAGCGGCCTTTGTGGCTGCTACGGCATCATCGACGCGGAATTTCTTTTCCTCGATCTCGGTTTCAGTTGCGCCGCCGACTTTGATCACGGCTACCTGGCCCGCGAGCGCGCCGGCTCGTCGATCGGCGATTTCTTTATCATATTCCGGGAGCTTGTGCTTTGAGCGGATCTCCGCGATGCGGGCGTCCACGTCCTCCTGGGCCCCTTTGCCATCGATAATGGTCGTCTCGTCTTTTCCGACGATCACTTTTCGAGCTGATCCTAGAACGTCGAGATCGAGCGTCTCGAACTTGTGGCCCATTGAATCGCTGATCACTTTTCCGCCGGTAATGACTGCGAGATCCTGGAGAGCATTTATGCGGCGATCTCCGAACTCTGGAGCCTTGATTGCTACGGTATTGAATATCCCCTTTACCTTGTTGATGATGAGGGTACTCAGGAGCTCTCCGTCGATATCATCGGCAATTATGACGAGATCCTTTTTGCCGGCTTTTCCTAATTTCTCCAGGAATGGCAATATCTCCATGATGTTTGTGAGCTTTTTGTCGGTGATTAGGATGTCGGCGTTCTCGTAGACTGCCTCCTGGCGCGCCTGATCGGTGATCATGTACTGGCTCACGAATCCGCGAGGAATAGTGAATCCCTTTACGATCTCAGACTCGAGCTCGAGGCCCTGGCTTGTCTCCACTGTTACCACGCCATCGCTGCCGATTTGCTTAATGATATCCGCGATGAGTTTCCCGATCTCAGGATCCCCGGCGCTGATCGTTGCGATCTGTGCGACACGATCGCCGTCCGGAGTGATCTCCTCGGCTAGTTTCGCGAGTAGTTCGAGCGCCTGATCTTTGGCCGCCTCGAGCTCTTTTCGGAGTTGCTGTGGATTCTCTCCGGCTGTGATCAATCGATTCGCCTCCCGGAGGATGTTATAAGTGAGAATCGTTACGGTAGTGGTCCCATCGCCGGCCGCTTTATTTAGGTTCTGTGCGGCCTGTTTGATGAGCTCTGCGCCTTGCTTTGATCCCAGAGTGTCATCGTCGACGTCCTGGATATCGATTGACTCCGCGACTGTTACGCCATCATGAGTAACCGTAGGACCACCATAGCCGGCACCTATTACGACGTTTCCGCCTTTTGGACCATACGTTACCTTTACCGCGTTATAGAGCATCTCTGCGCCCGCTAGGATGCGAGCTCGTGCGTCGTCATTGTAAAAAATCTTTTTTGCCATATTCTATACCGTCCCCAGGACGTCCTCCTCATTTACGATTAAATATTCCACGTCGTCGATCTTGATCGGATTTGTGAGCGGTTCCTTATAGACGATCCGATCGCCTTTTTTGAGATGCAACACATCCGGACCGATCGCCACGATTTCGGCGATGTCTGATTTCTCCTGGGACCCTGTGGATAACTCCAGGCCGCCGGCCGTGGTGGAGGCCGGCTTTTCCGCTACGATCACAATGCGCGCGCCGAGAGGGACGATCATTTCAGATCCTCCACCGGAGCGACCTTGAAATTACGGTTATATTCGTCCCGGGTTACAAAATACACGGGCCAGTTAGTGAAATCTGATCGGATAGAGAGCCCATCGATCCCCTTGATATATTCGGTGTCCCAGTGATTCTGGTTGATGAATGTTCCATCGCGCATCGGGAGGATAAAATCGCCCACCGCATATTCTGCGAGGCGGTTGAGACGATCGTCTGGATCCGAGATGTCGGCCGGGATCTCCTGGAACTGGAACACGCCACTCGTGAGCGCGCCTATCGCCATGAAAAACGC